TTTTGTAAAGAAAGTTAAGAGTACGGGCCCAACAGTAATTACTAATATTAATGTACAAGGTGGGGGCGGCGGGGGATCTTCAGGACCCCCCACGATAGTTCCATTAGGCGTTACTGTAATGATGGATAATCAGAGTAGTGCAATGCTTCAGGCATCTGCAAAAGCACGACAATCAAAAGATGAACAACAATATATCATTGACGTGGTTTTGAGTAATATTAATAGCCGTGGTTCCCTTGGAGGTTGGAGATAATGGCTTTTCCTACATTGACAACATTGCCAACTTACCCTATTAGTGAAAAACTGCTTCCGAGTTCTATTAAAACGCAGTTTGAGGCTGGTTATCTGTTAGCAAGATCACGTTTTAGTAGAGATCGGTATATGTTTCAACTCAATTATAAAAATCTATCTCAAACAGATAAAACTAATCTTGAGAATCATATGAAGGCAATGAAAGATGTTGATACATTTTCTTGGACCCATCCAGTTACAAGCACAGTTTACACAGTTCGGTATGAATCTATACCAGAATTTCAAATGCCTCAAGTCTCATTGTGGAATGTTTCGTTCGCTTTAATTCAGGTTTAGCCAATGCCTTCGACTGTTTTAAAACAAGAGAAAAATAGATTAAGCTCAACTAATCCCTGGTTGATGCTTTTTGAATTGACTATTTCAGTAGGAAATGTAATTCGATTAGTTTCAAATACTGAAGCTATTACTTATGGTGGGAATGTTTATTCTCCATTCCCAATGCAGATCAAAGCTCCTGGTCAGGATATGGCAGGGACAATCCCGCAATTAAATGTAGTAGTGTCAAATGTAGATAGGCAAATTCAAACTCAAATTGAAAGCATAAATGGGGCTGTTGATAAAGAAGTAAAAATTACAATTGTTAATGCTGGTTATTTATCTGAGGATTACGCTGAATTTGAGTCTCAATTTAAAATTCTTGGGACCGTTGCAAATAATGATGTAGTGAGTTTCACTCTCGGAATGAAGAGTCCCACTTTTCGTAGGTTCCCGCTTTTTCGTATGATGGGATTTCATTGCAATTGGGTTTTTAAAGGCGCAGAATGTGGTTATAGTGGGGGAACAACAGATTGTGATCACACTTTAAAAACTTGTAGAACATTAATTGGAACAGTTGATAAAGGCGCAGTTAGATTTGGTGGTTTTCCAGGTCTTCAAACAATGGGAGTAAAATTTGTTCACTGATCTGATTGGAAAACCATTTGAATTTGGTAGTCGTGGTCCTAATACATTCGATTGTTATGGACTTTGCATGGAAGTGTATAAAAGATTAGGGGTTGAATTGCCAGACTACCCCACATCTTTTGGAAATTATACCGAAGATAATGAAACGTATGATAGTGGAAAAGCCAATTTTATTAGACTTGAAAAACCAGAACCATTTTGTTTGGCCACTTTTATGATAATTAAGCCGTTTGTTTCACATATTGGGGTTGTTTTAGAAGATTGTTGCAGTTTTATAAATACAAGTTTAAATCGTGCTGTGAATATTGAACAGTTGAATTCTGCCCGATGGCGTGGTCGATTGGATGGATTCTGGAAATATGAAAAAGTTTAAATTAACACTTTGTCTTAATTATTTTGATCGATCAAAACGTCTTGATTCAGAACTTGATTATGAAGCAGGTTTGTCAATTTTTGGTCTAATAGAACGGTATTTTAAAAGTTTACCTTGCATTATTTCTGTGAATGGTAAGGTTATTAGAGAGGTAGATTATTCTATCAGATCTGGGGATCACGTAGTTTTAGTTCCTGTTTTTGGTTTGGATAGATTGTTAAATCCTCTTTCGTCTGGCCATGACCCACTTGAAGCTATCAAGCGAGTTTTTGGTTCAGCTAATAATGGTGCCAGCTTCTTTGATCAGTCAATGGATGCTGCCAGATTTTCTATCCAGGCAATTCCCGCTGTTGGAGGCATTGCCGATTGGCATGAAAATTGGGCAAGGAATAACCCGGAGATAGTTAAATATGGATTAACAGCCATGTCGTTAGCTGGCAAGTTCAGTCCATTTTTTGCAGTTGGTGCTCTGGTATTAAGGTATGCTGCAGATAGATATGGTATTTTTCCAAAGGCGGAAGCACCGAATGTGCCTACTCCTACAACCCCCCATGTGCCTACTATGGGGTTTGGTGGTGGAGGTGGTGGGGGTGGTGGAGGAGGTGGATTTGAAACTTCAAATTCTTATTCCTGGTCTCCTCAAACTATGCAGCAGTTGGGTGCTTGTATACCTCGAATTTATGGTGAGGTTAAAGTTCAAGGTAATATTATCGCAGGCCATATTAGTACAATAGAAGCAGGTTCACATCCAGGTGATCAAGTTTTAAGCTGTCTGATTGCTCTTGGACAAGGGCCAATGAAGGCTTTTAATCAAATAGAAATCAACAATAAACTTGCGACAAGTTATTCTAACGTAACCATAAATGGCAGAGGTGGTTATCTAAATCAATCTGCTATTCCGCAATTTAATGATACTTACGCACCAGATAGTACACCCAATTTAAAATTAGAATATGGTGTTTGGGTTGAAGCAGTAACTGTTGGAAGTGATTTTAATGGTCTTGAATTAGTTTTTACTTTTCCTGGTGGTTTGTATGTTGTTGAGAATGTTTCAACATCTTTGGATTATGTGGATGTCCAAGTTCCTATTCTTGATAACAATGGGAATGTTGCTTATACATATACTACACAGAAATATGTGGGAACAATCACTTCTGGTGGTGATACAGTTGCAAATTCAGTTTCATTTGCGGTTAAGTACAAGAAAGACGGTGCCCCAGCTTGGACTGACTATGCTGGTGGTACAATTACTATAGCTGAATGTAAAACCTCTTCATTTACAAAAACTTTTCGGATTCATAATCTTGCTGCTGGTCAGTACCATGTTATTGTGTATAGAATAAGTCCTGAGCAAGTAGGCCAGTTTTCTTCTACTGTTTATTTTACTGCGATTAACTCAATAATTTATGATGATTTTCAATATCCGAGAACAGGGCTGGTTAGTATTGAAGCTATTGCGTCCAGTCAGTTGTCAGGCTCATTCAATTTCGCTTCTGTTGTGCAAGGTTGCTATGTCAGAGTTTGGAATGGCTCAACTTGGGCTGTTGAGTATTCAACTAATCCTGCTTGGATTGCGTATGATATTTTGACTTTGCCAGTTCTGGATGATAATGGAACTACTTTTAAGTATGACGGAACTTATGTTGCTACCCCGAATGTAATACGATTTGATGGGGAAGATCCGTTAAGAGTTGATTTAGCATCATTTAAAGCATGGGCCGATTATTGTGATGAAACTACTTTTACTGACAGTTTTGGTGTTTTAAAAACAATTAAAGGCCCAACTGGTGCTGCAGAAAAGCGATTTACTTTCAATGGTGTTTTTGATTCTAATAAATCACAATGGGATTGTCTTATGGAAGTTTGTAAGATGTCCCGTTCAATGATCGTTATAAAAGGCTACAAATATTATGTAGTAATTGACAGACCAGCAACTCCCGTTCAAATGTTCACATCTGGCAATATCATAATGGATTCCTTTGAGGAAACTTTTCTTTCCCTTAATGATAGAGCAACGGAATTTGAAGTTGAATTTTTGAATGCCCAAAACGATTATAAACGGGAAGTTGTAACTATTATCAGTCCTCATGCTGCAATTACGAAACAATCGTCAAATGAACAATACATTGGAACTACCAGTATAACACAGGCATGGAGAACTGCTCAATATAGATTAAATTGTAATAATGTCCTTTGTCGCTTTATTAAATTTGACGCTGAGATTGATGCAATTACTTGTACCATTGGGGATTTGATTTACTTTGCTCATGAATTACCACAATGGGGATTCTCTGGGAGATTGGTTGATCGTCCTGTAGTTACTTTGGAAGGGCGTGTCAGTCAGGCGAATATGCGTATCTCTGCTGCATCTAATTTAGCTTTTGTTGATTTTGCTAAAGTAAAAACTTTAACAAATAGCATTGGTAAATTTTTAACGATTACTGATTCAGCCGGAAAGAAGATCACAGGATATATCAAAGCAGCGGGGACAGGGGAAACATTTGGTAGTGAGCTTCTAACTACTTTTGTTAATCGAGCGCACCCGAGTGATTATGATACTTTTACGAAAACTGGAATTAATATTACCAGTGCGATTATAACAGGGGGAACTTCCGGGCTTGCTGATTCTAACAATTATTCTGTTACTGTCGGGAAAGTGTATAAAATAGCATTGACGTTGACTCAAAATTCAGGTCAGGCCCCTTTGTTTCATATCGTTGCGGGAGATTCTAATTTTCTTAGACTAAGTGTTCCGTTTGCCACTACTTATTATACTGAAATTGCTACTGGGGCTGGCGGCTATCTTATTTTATTTAATACTGCCAACACTAATTGGTCTTCGATTAATTCTTTAAAACAACTTTTAACTCCGTCAATTTATGGAGTAACGATTGTATCTTC